CAATGACACCTACATCTCAGCTACACGTATGACAGATACTACTGCTATCATAGCGTTTAGAGACGATGGCGACGCAGGCAAAGGCAAAGCTGTAGTGGCTACGATACCTCCTGCCTACACATACATACTCCCAGCCATATCAAACAACGCTGTTGCTTCTGGCGATACAGGCACATTCTCAATCTTGAAACCATATACTAAAGTTACAAATACAGGCTTTACCTTCACTGGAGCGCAGCCTTACTTTATCAGCACTACATCAGCATGGACTACAACGCCCACTAACTACTATGTAGGCTATGCACTCGACACCACATCAATTATGATTGACGGCGCATATTATACAAATACAATAAATCAGACCGTTGGAAACTCGACACTGCCAGTTAGTTTGATAAGGAAATAAAAAAGAGATATTTGGCGATGAGATGAAAGAACTCAAACTACTTAACTAACTTGACCACTCTCAATAATCTGTGATATAATAACAGTAACAAATATTTAGGAGGAAATCCCTATGAAAAAATCACATTACTCTCAATCTTATTTATCTTAATGTTTTCATCTATCGCTTTTGCCTTTGGTTCTGGTGGATTAATGGCGGGCGTGAACTGGAATGACTTATTACAAGATGGCGTTCAATATCTATTCGTTCATTATGGCGATGCTATCATATCAGGTATATTCGCTATTATTTTAGGTTTTATTACTAACTTTATCTTAACATCAGGTAATAGGTATTTAAAGTTTGCCGGCGAACAGATTAAAGAAGTAGTCGTAGTCGCGCAAGAAACTACTGCCGCTGAATATAAGAAAGCAAATGAAGATGGTAAGATAACAAAAGAAGAAGGCGAAGCTATTAAAGCCGCTGTTATATTAAGAGTGAAAGCTAAACTTGGTATCATTGGCAAGCTCATAATTAAAACATTCGCTGGTGATGTTCAGAAATGGATAGAAGAAAAAGTGGAATATTATCTTGCTGAGATAAAGGGGCGTCTTTGAAAAGGAATATATAATACCGTTTCTTAATGGACAGTTAAAGGTAAGGGCAAATGGGGAGATAATTAAAACTCCCCATATCCTTATCAAAAGCAATGGAAAGCTAATTAGAGTAGGAAAACATTATATGCCTTTATCAGATGATGTTTATATGGGAATAGAAGTATCAGATGAAGATATAAAACCTACTGTCTTATATGAAACTGATACATCAAAATTGCCTAAAGGGTTCACTTTTGAAAGGACTGATTTAAAATGAATGTATGCCATTGTGCTTTACCAGCTATAAACGGAAATAGCGAGGGATTAAAATGATTAATAACAAAGGGCACGGGCCGGTAATCCCATATTATATACTAATCCCATTGATAACTGTATGCTCAATAGAAGGTAAAATAATGGCGGCTGTATGTTTTATTATTGCAGTGGTATATAGGGCTATAAGATTCACAAAAGAGCCTATAAGTAAAAGTATATTAATGTCAGCACTTCAAGGCATAGCACTGTATCTTAGTCTTATAGTTCTTGATTTAATAGTGTTTTATACAACTGGCATTAGCCTTATCGGTTATTTATTATTTAGGCGAGGTTACTAATGAACAAAAACACATATCAACTTAAACTATATTGGAAGCGTTTATTACGCTATATTGACTTAGCAAGATACATATTCTTTGGCAAGTATAAACCATCAGATATTGAAAATGCAATACCTGTTAAAGATGGAACAGTAATTGAATATCTGAATAAGCTAAATCAGTTTATGAAGGATAACTTTTACTATAAATACGATGTCATTGACTTTGCTAAACATCCATATTCATTTTATGAAGATAAGAGTGGAGGGCGTATAATATTATGAGGCCACTTGATGTAATGATTGTTATTTACAAATTAACTAATAAGATTACTGGACTATCATATATAGGGCAAACTAAAAACTTTAGGCACAGAATGCTGGAACACAAAAATAAATATGACAAGTATCGACTTCATAGAGCAATTCAACATTATGGCTGGGAAAGTTTTGACATTGAAATTATAGATGTTTACTCCAAAAGGGAAAACGCCGATATGGCGGAAACACGATACATTAAGGAATATAATACACTTTCTCCAAATGGATATAATTTGACCACAGGAGGGGAAACAAGAAAGGTTTTATCACAAGAGTCCAGAGAGAAAATGTCTAAGTCACAGAAAGAAAGAGCTAAAAGACCAGAGGATTTGCAGAGGCGAACAGAGATAACTAAAAAAAGATTTCAAGACCCTATTGAAAGAGAGCGGATGTTAAAGCATTTGTCAACTGGAAAAGATACTCCAGAATATAGAGCTAAAATATCTCAATCGCAAAAACAAAGATGCATGAGTCCAGAGGAAAGGGAAAGAAGAAGTATGGCCTCAAAAAAATGGGCGGAAGAGCATTCTAAAGAAATATCTGAAAGAATGAAAAAATATTATGATAGCCACCCAGAAGCACGGGAAAGGGTATCAAAAAGAATGAAAGAATATAGTCAAAAAGTCCGTGATGGAGTTATAAAAGGGAAGGACTACCCAAATAATTGTGCCGTGTGGGTCGAGAATAATATTGGCCATTTAAGAGTTCCATATAAAGATACTTTTTTTGTTTTTTTATTCGATGAGGATAGAATAAAAGACATCGAGGGAAAACGATGGTTTATTTATATTGCAAAAGAAAATAATATGAAAGTAACAACAAAAACAAATAATAATATGGGTCTTTCTAAGGTTTTATATCCAAACATGAAACAAGTAAAACATTTGAACGGCAACAGTTTAGATAACAGAGCAGTAAATTTAAAGGAGATAACTAGTGCTAAAACACATCTGGCTTAATATTGTTAATTGGTTTTGGAACATATTTTATCCTGAATGGACAGAAGCGGAAGTTTACGCTTTCTATGATCAATTCAGTAATTACTTTGAGTTAGCTTTATATCTGCAAGTGAATAAGTTTACATATAAACCAGATGGTATGAATTTATTGCCTATATATCGCATAGATACATTTGCTAGACCATCTCAAGTATTAGCAAGAAAATTCTATAATTGTAGCGACATGGAAAGGCTTTTTAGTGAGTTCATACGTTATAAACGTTGTGCTGATAGCTTTGAAGAGATATTATTACATAATGGCGAGATAGGTAATTGGCATTATATCTTGATAATAAATGATAGAGGCAAACAGTATATTCAATCAAATATATTTGTTAATCCATTGACGCCAGAGCAAATAGCAGAATATAAAAGTGAATATAAGCATTGGGATGTTATTGATCAATGGCAAAAATGATATTGACATCATTATAGTTTTGCGTTATAATGGGTTTATTGGAGGTAAGTAATGATTGAGATACTTTTCATCTTATTGCCATTATCATTCAAAATGAAAATGAATAGGAGTAATAAAAATGAATAATTTAATACATCCACTTATATTTAAAGCTTTATGTTCAGGCGCAGTTTGGCTAACAATACTTACATGTTCTTTAATTACTATAGTTGTATTGCTATGCAAATATGGGAATACTAATAAAGAAGAAACGTGCCAATGTTACAGAACGACTAAAAATTGTAATTTATGTGTTACCGATAAAATATTAATATCTCTTTTTACCATATCATTAGCACTAATAGTATGGAATTTTCTTACAATAAACGATAGACTTAATCAAATCGCTATTGATTGTGCTAAATCAGATGGCATACTCTGGACAGAATTAACGAAACAAGATATCGAAAAGAATGAAATAAAACAAAATAATAATTTAATAGTAAAATAATACAGGAGGCAATTATGTTTAAATCTCTATTCCAAAAATTCAATATTTTAATGTTTGCCAAGGTTATGTCATTTCTTATTATCTTTATCACAACAATGAATTTTGCGATTTGTCTTGCGGCAGATGCAAGTACGAATGGCATTTCATGGAATTCAGTTAAAGCATCGGCAATGCAGTGGGTATTAGGTATTCTGGCTGCGTCATTAACTACAATAGTAGGATATGCGGCAACATTGTTAAAAGATGGCATTAAACATTTATTTAATTTAATACGAACCTATTCTGCTAATACTCGTTTACAGGAAATGCTTGATGATCTTGAAGCATTTTGTTTAAATGAAACTGCAACAATTGAAACAATGACTCAAGAAGCATTAAAAACAAATAACGATGTTGATTCAAAAGAACTGCAAGCAATATGTGAAAAAGTAGTAAATGATGCTAAAGCTATGTGGGGGGAAGAAACTCTAAGATGGGCAGAAGTATATCGTCCAATGCTTAATGAATGGCTGTTAAGTCGTGCTAAAGCGATTGTAAGGGGAATTATAGATAGGTTTCGTTCAAGACAATCTTCGGCAGTTACTACAACTAATTAATCAAATTAGTGATAATCAATTAGAGATAACAGAACAAGGCGAGTTGGTTGAAACACTTCATACTACAATCAACTTGCCTGATAAAAAAATTCAAATCGGACAGTTCTATCGTAAAAACAATAAAGATAAATTTATTGGAATAAAAGTAATTAATGGAGATATGGGAAAGCCGACAAGACTTTACAAAGTAGATATTTCTCAAATTCCAAGAGGCTATACTTTTGAAAGAACCGATGGACAATAAGGAGATTAACAAAAATGGATAATAAATTATATCTTACAATCTATGTTCCAGTAGATCGTGTTACCGGAAAACCTATTGATGATAAAATAGGATATACAGATAAAGAAAAAGCGATAAAAGAAACTGGTAATAAATATTATCTTTGTGAAATTAAAGTTGAAGTAAAGGTTGATTAAATTAAAATGTTAGCAATGCAACATAATTATATTAAAACGCCATTTAGAAAGGTTGTGAAATCAGTGTTAAATATGGATAAAAAAGAATATACAAGACAAGAAAAAGCAATAAGATTTATGTTGCGTAATGAGGATTACGATTATGATAAAAAGCCTCATAAGCCAATAAATGAAGGCGATGGCAAAGAATACACTTGGTTAGGCCTTACAAAAGAAGATGATGAAAAATATTTGCCGTCTCCCTACAAAACACTTTGGGATTTATATGAACTATCTAAAAATGATCTGCCAAAAGCAATAGATATAGCAAGACAGGTCTACATTAAAGGCTATTGGAATCCTCTTCTTGACGAAATAATAGATGAAAATTTTGCCATAAGATATTTTGATCTCTCTGTCAATATGGGACATAGAGGCGTTGGAAAAGTGTTAGAGGCCGCTTTAAAAGAACTTGATATTTCAGTATCTCAAAAGGTGTCTAGTGTTAATCAAGAAGTTGTTTCTGCTATAAATAAGGCTATAGAAATAAAGAAAGATTTTATTGTGTTGTTTAAAAAGAAGGCATTAGATAGGTATAAAAGTTTTGCAACATTTTCTACTTATGGAAAAGGTTGGGAAAATAGACTTAACAAAAGCGAAGAAGAAAGATAGTATATGATTTCAATATATAAAATTACGAATTTAATAAATAATAAAATTTATATAGGGCAAACAAAAAATTTCAAGAAGAGAATGAATGACCATAAAAATAGAAATAAGAAGAATAAAAGTCTAGTTTGTTCTGCAATAATAAAACATGGAGAAAATAACTTTAAATTTGAAGAAATAGCAATAGTTCCATTAATATTCGCAAACGTATTCGAAAGAGAATGTATCAAGTTATATAATTCTTTAGTTCCTAGTGGGTATAATATAGAAGAAGGAGGCGGTTGCCAATATTCTCTTTCGCAAATAGCACGAGACAAAATATCTAAAAAATTAACTGGAAGAAAAAGACCTGTTTTTTCAAAAGAAACTAGAGAAAAAATGTCAAAATGGCAAAGAGGAAGGAAGAGACCTCCTTTTTCCGAAGAGACTAAAAAAAGAATGGGAGACGCTCATAGAGGCAAAAAGCTAACAAAAGACCATGTTTTAAAGATGTCCGAGAGCCAAAAAGGAAGAATCAAAGGGGCTATGAAAAAAGAAACACGAATCAAAATATCAAAATCAAATAAAGGTCAAAAAAGAAGTTGTGACTTTGTTTTAAACCAGAGAAAAAGAGGGCCATCAAAAAATAGTAAAACTGGATATAAAGGAGTTTCTGAATATGGGAAACGCTTTATATCAAGAGTGAAGATCAATAGAAAAGAAATAATATTGGGCATTTTTGAAACCTCACAAGAAGCGGCCATAATATACGACAAAAAGATGATAGAACTTTATGGATTTGAAGTATATTTAAACTTTAGAGATCAGTTTATAAAAGATTCTTAAAAGGATGGATGAATAGACTTAATAAAGATGAATATTCTATTTAAAAAAGAGGAAAGTAAATGTTAAAATTAATTGAAATAATAATAGATACAATGTTTAAAGAATATTTTGAGAGTTTATAATGGTATCAATTGGAAAGCGCATATTTAATTGCAGCAAATGTTCTTGTTTTATAGAAAGCTCTGATCAATATTTTTTTGATATTGATAATAAAATATTATGCTATAGTTGCTTTATTGCTTTTGGAGTGCAGAACAAAGAGCTATCTAAAATTGTTGCGTTATTATATTCAATGGGCAAATCGATAGAAGAAATAGATAAAATAATTAATAAAAAGAAGGAGTAAAATAAATGGAAACAATTTTTAAAATATGTAGTTATTGTAAAGGGGTTAATCATAATGAAGCTTATAAATTAAAGGCTTCTAATTTTTCAACTATTCGTGTCGAAATAATATCTCCAGCGACATCCACTCCAGGAAATCCAATGCCAATGCCACATCAACATAAAACAGCAATAATATGTAATGAATGTTTAGAAAGTTCAGATAATCCTATTCAGCCTTTATTAGATGTGATGACAATAGCAGCAGTTAATGATGCTGAAACAGCCACATTAATAAATAAATAATTTAAATGGAGGAATGACAAAATGGGAAACGAAAATACTATAGAAAAAGCAAAACAAATAATAAATGAAACATCTGAATTTATTAAAAATATTAAATTAGAAGAAGGCAAAACTCCAGACCAAGGAGTAATAGTATTCAAGTTTGATAATGGCAAAATTTTATCTCCGGTTATTATTGGCAATCATGATATGTTAAAAGCTCAATCAATATTAGATTTTATTATTGATGATATCAAAAGGTCACAAAAAGCAAATCAAATGCCAGATGATGTAAAAACTGCTTTAGGCTTAATCAAATAAATGATTGACTAATATCTTTCTATTTGTTATGATAAATATAGATGATTTTGTTGGATTCGGGGCTTATGGTTTCTCCTTACTATAAGCCCCAACTTTTTAAAAGAAGGGAAAATGACGAGTGGATAAGATATTAGAAATCGGACAGCAAGCCGGGACACCAATTGCTTATCTAGTAATAGCTTATTTTGCATGGCAAATGTTTTTAATTGTGACAAAATTTGCAGATCGACATTTCAAACATATTGATACAATGGAAAATCAAATGCAAGAAATAACAAAAACTAATTCAGAGAATGCAAAACAATTAACACAGGCATTAAGCGCATTAAATCAATCGGTTGCAACACAAAACCAACTAACAACTCAAATGATAGGAGAAATAAAACCTCTGATGGCTCTAATGATTAAATTAGAGCAAGTAATAAAACATTGTGAAAATCGCAATGGAAGAACAGGTGAGTAGAATGACAGATGTTTTACAACAAACCATGTCTTTATATGAAGATAATTTAAAAAATAGATTTAAACTGTCAGGCAAGCAAGTTTTATTTGTTGATGATAGCCAAGAAATGTTGAGTTTAATAGATATAATGCTTCGTAGCAAGTTTAATCTCCTAGAAGGATATATCATTGAACCCAATCCAATATTTGCAAAACATACATTAGATTGGCTGATATCAAAAGATATTTCAATTAATGATTTAATTAAATATGCTATACTTGATGTTGACTTTGGGATTTACAATAAAGATGTATCTGTTAATGATTTAATCAAACTATTCAAAGATAATAATGTTCCAGTGATATTATTTTCAGGAATGGAAAATGATACATGGAAGAAATATGTAAAAGAAGAATATCATTCTTATGTTAAATTCATATCTAAATTAGATATCCATGCAATAAATAAGATATATACAATAATAACTGAAAAAGAAGCATCAGAAGCTAAAGAATAATAAGATTGGAGTGGTTTAAATGACAGAGCAGAATGAAACTACAATTCCTATTTTTATAGAATGTACTTGTTGCAAGAGAAGCTTTGTAAACACTTCTAATATGTGGGCAGATGTTGATAAAAGAATATGTTCTTGTTGTGAATGCTTCGGATATAAAGATATTAACCAATGCAGAAGAACTAATTGCAAACTATATAAATATATAGATCATGACTTTATAACAGATGATCCAGTGTGTTCTATTATGGAACCTGAACAAGATCATAGTATAATATATGATGAAAAAGATAATAAATGTTATTGCTGCGGCAATGAATTAATAGAATATTTTTTTATTAATTCTAAATTTTCTTTGTTCGAACTTGGCAAATATGAAGATGCAGCAGCCAGAGCAAAGTTAAAAGCTAAAATATGTCGTAGATGTTTTGATAAAATATTTGATAAGTTAAAACTTAATTTTGAAGAAAGCGATAAATAATCACTGGAGGAACGCATGGCTCTACTAAAAAACAACATACTAAAATTAAAATCTAACGAATGTGTAATATTTCCGTGTTATGATTGGCACATTGGAGAACATGCATGCGATATTAATTTTATAAAACGATATTTAAAAAAACTAGCCAATACAAAAAATGCATATGCTGTTTTAGGCGGAGATCTCCTTGATATGACTATTTATGGTTCTGTCGGAAACGTTCACGAACAAAAACATTATGTAAACGAACAAAAAGAAATTGTTCTTTCTTTGTTAGAGCCAATAAAAGATCGAATAATAGGCGCAGTACAAGGAAATCATGAAGTAAGATTGAACAAATGTTCAACATTTGATATAGTTAGAGATATATGTAGAGAACTTGATGTAGAATATTGGGAAGAAGAAAAACAGTTTGCGATTCAACTTGGGAAATCATCTTTGATAAAAATCTTTATTCACCATGGCCTCGGAGCCGGCACTACTGATGGAGGCGGAGCAAATGCAATGGTTAAATTACATTGGTCTGCGCCATTTTCTGACGCTATACTCTCTGGGCATATTCATAAGCTTATGTGTTTCCCTAAAGAGTTATTGTATTTAAATAGCAATGGAAAAGAAACTAAAAAGAACCAATGGTTTATAAGTTGTGGAACTGCCCTTGGGCGGGCGAAATATGCTAAAGCTAAAGCATATCCACCAGCGCCCATCGGACATCAAATTATAAAGATTAAAAGAAGTGGTGATAACGTAGGATATGAAATAGTTACAGAATTATTTATGCAGCATTCAATCTAAAAAATGTTTATAATGAATTGCTGAGTTATAATTTCCAAATCCTTAATTTAATTTAATTATCTTTTCTTTTTGGTCGCATACATCATGCCACCTTGTGCCAGTTTTTAGTAATTGTTGCTCTCTATTCCTATCCCAATCATATATGCGTATTGTTTCGTTATTGATTGATGGTTTAATCTCAAGCGCAATAATCCCCTTTCCAAGTGCATGTATTAATCCTTTAGGAATTAAATAAACATCTCCAGCCTTAGGAAAAATAACATTACAAAATCGAATAATTGTTTTATTTTGCAAGGCGTTAAAACTATTTGAACCTTGCGTATATTCTTCTATTAGCCCTGCAATTATAAAAGATCCAGGTTCAATCTCTAATATTTTCCACATCTCCCAACTATTCGGATGGCTTTGTATTGACAAAGGGCCATTTTTGCTATCAAGTATTTTGATTTCTATTTCTGCCTGACCTGTAAGTTGAGTAACTATTTCATTTCCCCATACTGTATCTTTCTTCTTTAATTCGGATTGAGTTAATATTTCTAACTTTTCATTAAATTCCATTATTTAAATATCTCCTTTGCTTTCTTATGTAATAAGAATTCTTCTTCAAATTCTTTTCCATTCATAAATCTTTTATCACAGCCATAGCATAATGCAAATCCATTATCTAAATAGATTGTAAATGATGGATTAGTTTCATTATGAAATGGACATGGACATCTCATTAATTTATTACCAACAATTTGCAACTCTAAATGTTTTTGATAAGTCTTTATTGTATCTTCTACAGACATATCATTGCTTTTAAATGGTTTCGATAATTCTTCATCGAACATTTGTCTATATTGTGTTGTTTTATTAAATGCCGTTGTTTGCTGTATTAATAATTCTTGAATTAATTTAGCAAAAGTTGATTTAGACTCAAGATACATATTATTAATATCCATCTTATCCTGTCCCATTGCCGGTATATTAATCACCTTTACTGATTGATGCCCTAACTTACATAACTGATAGGCTGTATTAACTGCTCCACGTTGTCCTGCTCCATTTTTATCAGTGTCAAACATTATGTATATTGTTGGAATTTTGAGCAGTTTTTCAAGTAATCCCTTTTTCTTACGATTGCATCCAGCTATTCCAATGGCAGGATAACTATGCATAAGTAATGTATAACAATCCATAAATCCTTCAGTTAAGATAACATACTTTGGGCTTTTTGATAATAGTTCTTCATTAATAAATACTGAATTGGGTACAGCTAAATTAAGATATTTACGTTCTGCTTTGCCAGTTAAATCTCTGCCAGACATATAAAGTGTATTGCCAAACATTGTAATTGGTAACATTATTCTATTACGAAAGAAATCAATATATTTATTATCATACTCAACCATTAACTTTGATTCAAGCATATCTTCTATATTATATTTATTTTCTGCCATGAATGGTTTAATATTACCATCGGCAAAACCAATAGAGAAATAATCTATTAGCTCTTCTGAAAACCCTCTATTAAGCATATAATTCATTGCTTGAGTGTCTTGTTTTAATTGTTTATGAAAATAAGAAGTAGATACATTAAGAACATCTTGTCTTGCCATCGTTATTAGCCGCCTTTTTTGTAAACACATGAATATATATTTCTGACTTCTTATTATATATTATTTTCTTATAACTAAACTGTTTAGTTATTATATCCATGCTTATGTTATCAAGTGGATTAAAATAAGTCAACACATTGCCATTAACAATTGAATATCGCTTTGCATTTGCTGAAGCAAGTTCATGATATTTAATTTGATATGTGCCAAGTGCTGATTGTCCAACAATGATCTGTTCTTTGCTAACCCCTTTTGGCTCAACTAAGTCCTGGCCAATGATATAAACTTTGCCGCTAGTATTAAGCATTGAATAAATCCAATCCCAATATCGTTCTATCTCATTATGGCTTAAAGCCATAGTGTTATAAGTGCATGCATAGATAATATGGTCATATTTAATACTTGGATGCAGCTTGCCATAATAAATCTTCTCGTCAAATTCATAAAATTTGTTATGTTGATATAAATGCGCTGATTTATTTATATTATCTAAAACTACATTACTAATTGCTTCCATATCCAAAACACGTTCATCTTTTCTAATATTGCAATGAGCATTAAACTCTTTCCAAAACTTACCAGATAAATTATCTTGAAGTGATCTTGCAAGAGATAGTTCATCACGATAATAGTTTGGTATTTTATTATGTGTTAACAGTTTATATTCAGCCATTAAATTTATTATGTCTGCTGATGTTCTTCCAACAATATAATATCCTCTACCTTCTTCAAATATTGCAAATGCTTTCATAAACTCAACATCACGTTCAAAGAATGTTTCATTAATAGTATTTCTAATATCAGTTCGGCTTGTCATAAAGCCATCAGGATAATTAGGAACATTATAAATCACATTAAGAAAATTATGCTTACTTGGAAAGAATACACAGGAATCAAAATTAACTTTAAGTTTCAATACATGAAGCATCTTAAAGTATTCAAGTGGAATAGTATTAGATACTTCAACTCTAGCGCATTCAGTTCCATGTTCACGCAGCGATATCATTCCAAATGTTTTATTATCCTTGGCAAATGATATA